CAATACAAAGAAGCAGGAGGAGGTTACAAATGAAAGGTGTTAAACATTATAAGAAAGACGGCACAGAGCATAAAGGCTCTAGTCACAAGATGGCTGATGGTACTCTACACACTAATAAGTCTCACACCAAAACAAGTGTAAAGTTATTTCATTTAAAGGACTTGTCAGCTAAAGCAAAAGCTAAGGCGAAGAAGTAATGGCCCTTGCAAAATCTCAGAAGTCTTTAAAGAAATGGACAGGGCAGAAGTGGACTACAAAGTCTGGAAAGCCTAGTGCTAAAACTGGCGAAAGGTATTTGCCTAAAGCGGCTATAAAGGCTTTGACACCTGCACAGTATGCGGCAACCACCAAGAAGAAGAAAGCTGACACCGCTAAGGGCAAACAACATAGCTCACAGCCTAAAAAGATTGCGGCCAAAACTAAAAAGTATAGGGTATAAACATGGCTACTCCCAGAAAAGGTAAAGCAAAAGTAAAAATAACGGCTAGTGGAAAGAAGGTTAGCTATGGTCAAGCAGGGAAAGCAAAGGATGGTGGCTCTAGAGTTAGAGCAGGTACATCGAAGGGAGATAGTTACTGTGCCAGAAGTATGGGCATAAAGAAAGGACTATCTAAAAAGAAACAAAACGATCCGAACACCCCCAACAACTTGTCACGCAAGCGTTGGAAATGTTCGGGTGCTAAGTCAAAGAAATAACTTAAAGTGATTAACTATGAAAAAGTTTTGGAAGCTGTGGGCCTTGAGTCTAGGCGAAAGAGTGGGGGACACAGATTCCGAAGCTGATAACGTAGCAATCATAAGAACAACCTTAGTTATAATTAATTTAATATGTTGTTTCTGCATAATGGGCAACATCTTTATGGGTTAACCCGCTCCATGATTCAAGGCATTTAGTTCATCTTCTAAATACTTGTGGAGCGGTTCTAGTTTTTGTTTCGTAAGTTGTACAATGTTTCTTATCATTAACAATTCATCATCCTTGAACGCTAGATGAAGATCCTTTTCGGGGATGCCGCTCATTTCTGTAACGACATGCCCCCGATCATTCACCAGTATTCTAAAGCCTAAGATGTTGGCTTCTCTTTTGTTAGACAATTTCACACGCTCCACCCACACACGCTAACTCTTGAGAACCTGTGGTGTTATCCTCCATTTCAAAGTTTCCAAGGTCTTGCCAATCAACCCCCTTAGGCATGGACGCTAGAAGTTCTTTATATCTAGTAGCATCTATGTCTTCATACGGAGCTTGCTGATAAACATGGTCACTAACTGGCAACAAACTAATACCGCTACAAAGATCAAAGTTGTCCCATATCCACTGAGCTACTTGCAAGAACTCGCTGTCAGTATAGTATACAGTGATGCTTGGTTTATGCTCACACCAGTGATTCTGATAAGCTTTCCAAAGTTCTAGCTGTTGCATAGCGCCTACTTCTTTTACTGTCACGCTACCTTTAGGCGCTTTTACAGGGAAGCTAAAGACAGACGAAGAGGGCGACATAACATCCTGCTCTACTGGGAATCCTTTGTCTTCCATAAAGACTGCAAGTGGATCTTTTTTGTCTGAGCGTACTCTTCTGACATAGTACTTAGAAAAACGAGGGTGAATACCAGAGGCACTATCAACAAGCTGAGATACAGTACCGCTTGGCTTAACAGCAGTAATAGCTGTAGACTGATTAATTCCAAGCTTCTTAGCCCATTCCTCATTAGTTTTAATAGCCACATTTTTTATTTCCTCTAGCCATTCGGCTGTCTTATCTGTAGATTTCCCAATGACGCTATGATCCATAATGCCTGTCATGCTCACACCAAGCAATGCTTCTTCTTCTGTGTTCTTCTTCCACACATTACGCAAGTAACGGAAGTCAGTAAGCGTTGCTTGAAGAGTACCGATGATAGCCGCAATACGACATTTCTTTTTAAGACTTTCAAGGTTATCACTTGACCGGACAACGATCTCGCTAAGGTTGCAAAACTGGTTAGATCGTAAAATTATCTCCGAACAGGGATTTGTCCCGAAGTCCTGCTCTGCATCCCTACGTCCATTACGTGCGGCAATCTTCTGTGCCGCTACACGGCTAAAGATACCACGCTCACCTGCCTTACTCTCATACATAGTCTGCATCTCAGACAAGAAAGCGGAGAAGTCAGGCTTCTCTGTGTACGCTACGCTGTTGTTAGCCAATGCACGTTGACCTTCATGTCTCCACCAATCACCTGACTTAGCTTTAGCCATACGTTGATCTGAAAGATTAGATAGGCTAATGAGTGCTGATCGTCTAACACCACCTACGACTACGATGTCTGCAATCTTACACACAATGTCGTGACACTCAATGGAGGTTAGCTTACGTCCTGATGCTTTCTGGAACACTATAATACAAAAGTTAAACAAGTCTACTAAAGGATCAGGGCCAGATGCTCGACCACCAAAGGTCTTTAGTCTCTCTCCTGCACCGCGCACTCGACTAACATCCCACTTAGGAATCTTACCTGCATAGAGCATAGCAATTAACTCGCGGAAGGCTGATGCCCAACCAATCTTGCTGTCGCTCACCATGATAACGCTGTCAGTATCGTGGAAACTCTCAGCAACTTCTGGAAGCTTGTTGATAAAGTTACGCTCAACACTAAAGCCTACACCTGTACCACACATAAGAACATACATCAACTCGTCAAAGGATCGCGGAGAATCAATGTGTAGGTAACTACAGTTGAATCCTGCTACGTTGTCTTTGTCCAGTGCTACACCTGCTGTCATCATACATCGCATAGAGGGCATGACTTCTAGGTTAAAGATAGCGTCATACAACTCTTGTCCTTCCTTGACTGTAATCTGCTCACGATCTCTCCAGAACTGCACGTAGCGAAAGACTGTTTCTGCCCATGTTTCTCTACGGCTATGCTCTGGCATCCAACGTGCGTAGCGGCTCTTGTGTATAAACTGTTGATACTGATCCATTAATTGTTCTCCTTGGTTACTTTGTCTGTTAATAATGCGAGATACCACATAGCTTTTTGTAAGTCTTCTACCTGCTTGCCTTTGTAATCATAGCGCCAAAGGTATTTCATACAGTTACCCTTGAGGTAGCCCTTGAAAGCTACCGAAGACATAGACTCTTCAATGGCTTCAATGCATTCTATATTACCAGTATTGTAATGCTTTGGCTTGTTGACTACATCTTCAAGCGAAGGCTTCCTAGTTGCAAGATCCTTTAAAGCAGTTCGTATAGCTTCTTCGTGTCCATATTCATGTGCTTCTTTCATAGCCATATCAATGTAAGGCTGATTGTCTATTGTGCTTTTATCAATAGCAGGATGTTCTTTACGTACTCTATCCCAATCTGATGGTGTTGCGTCATTTAATCGTCTGGTCATGTTCTATCTCTGTATAAAGGTTAATGGGGGGTTCTTTGCGCTTAGTATCTTTTAATTTAGAAGCAGAGTTAATCTTCTTAAACTTCTTCTTCCTTAAAAACCTATCGCGCCTTTCGTCTTTACGGCTAATGTCAGTCAAAACTCTCCCTCTTCTTTGGGTTAATCCAACTATCAGGGATGCTCTCTTCGCTGAACCATCTAAAGTTGTTAGCACTTGCCCACTCACCGTGGCTTCTTTTAGTTCCATCCTTTCTACGTTTAGCCTGTGGCATTGGCGCACTTGGATTGGCAAAAAGAAACACTAGTTCAGTGTCTTCCGGCAACGCTTTACTTATCCATATATACTTACTGAACTCAGCATAGTCCCAGAACCTTCCTTTAGCTTCAAGTAAAATCTTCTTACCTTCAATATCTTTGATGAAGTCTGGGTGGTAGTTGTGGTCAATTGTATATGGAACCTTTTCTGTATGGAAGCTCCAGACATCTAGGATTCCTGTATGTAACTGATACTCCCAGTTAGAATCATACCCCTGCACAAGATCCTTTCCCACTGGGCGAACGGCTCTTGGTTTGCGGAAACCTTTCCTAACCTTTTTCAATGGATGATTGCCTCTCTGCGTTCTAGCTCTGCTTCTATTAACATCTGTAGGTCGTAAAGAAAATCTTCTTCTATATCTATAATAGAATTAGAAGACCCACCTGCATTGTATAAGTAACTTCCTGTAGCAATGATCATCTCTTCAATACTCAATTGATCTCTCCAAGAGTAATACTTTCTATTTCACGTTTAGGGTTAGCTTTAAGCACTCGCAGTATCTTGTTGCCTATCCACTTAGGATGATAGGCGTTGCGGTGCATGGTACGGTGAGCCATAAAGTGTGTCTGCTCAGGCATATAGTTTGTATAGTTTTTAGTGTTTATCTTCTGGCCTTCTTCTTCAGTGACTAAAGTCTTAAACCACTCTACAAATATAGTACTTGAGTGCGCTCGTATTCGCTTAGCTTTCCTTCCGTTCATAGTAGTTCCTCTACTTTAGGTTCGACTACAACCTCTGTTAAGTATGTTAGTCCATTGGAGTATCTAAAGGTTCGTAGACCTTTACCATCATTAGAATCTGCATAACATTTGAACTTATACTTACACCAGTTACACCCCTTCGGTAGTTTCATGTTGCCCTTCTTACCGTCAGGAACGGGAGTATAACACAATGCAGGTGGCGTGTCAAGCTCTAGTGCAGGTAAAAGAATACCAATAGATGATCGGATGTTAGGCTTGTCAAGATCATCAGGCACGTACATGCACAACTCGCCGCTCTCTTTGTTCAACACCAAGAAGCCACCGTTCTCTGTACCCTCTGCCGCCTCATACCCTGCAAGCTGACCCAAGTAACCAAACGGATCATCCTGAGCTAAGCGTCCTTCCTTGAACTTGTTGAACGCAAAGCGAGAGGCTGTCTTAACATCGACTACTTCACCGTTGATCTTGCAATCCATGTGGCCTACGATGCCGTCAACTGTAACTTCTTTCTGCTCGTCTGTTACTTCGTGACCTGCCATGCGTACTAGCATCAACACAATCTCTTCAAGCAAGTGGCCGTATAGAAACTTAATCTGTGTTGGCCCATCAATACCGCCACGCCCTTGAGGGTCACGCTTCTCATACCACAACTGGCGTGAGGGCTTGCCTACGTTAGACATGCGTACAGTGAAGTTAGTATCTCGTTTGCGAGGAGTTGCCCAAGAACGTAGAGCCTCTGTCATACCTTGTACGGCTCTGTCTATGTCGGCATCAGTCAGAGGTAAAGGCTCACCCTCTGATAGTTTTTCTAAGTGACTATAGATGTCAGGTACTAAAGTATTAAGCTTCATGCTGAACTTCCTTAATAATAGTTTTTATTTTATTTAAAGGCGTGTTAAACCACTCTCCTTTATTCCCGCAACCAGTTGTTATAAGTTTATCATGTACTATTTTCTCTGTTGTTTTTCTATTATTAAAAAACTCAGCATATTCTAATTTAAAATCACGGAAGGGACTAGAGGTTTGATAAGTCCTGCATCTATCGTCTGCATCTATAGCCATCCCAACTTTGTACCAACCTTTCCATGCAGGATTAGATACCACATAGATATGACCGCGCTTTACCTTATCATATTTACCATAGACTGCTTGACCAATAGTTAAAGCTAGTCTTGCAAGTTTGTTTTTTCTATTTTTAATAGTGTCACAAGGGTTGCAAATATAATTATATTTTTTAACATTAGAGATATACCAGTTGTCTTCTGTTAAAAGTACGTCACAGTGGTTACAATTTTTAATGTGTTTCACTCCAGTTCTCCCCGACTTTATAGTCTCCGTCCAGTGGACAGTTTAGATTAAAGATACATCCCGCTTCTCTTATAGCTTGGACACCTAGCTTACCTACCTCTACTGCATCATCAAGGTGACACTCTATCTGCCATTCGTCATGTACGTTGGCTACAAACTTAGCATCGTATCCATGATTAGTTATCTTCTGGTCTAAGATGATTAGTGCTTTCTTCATCACGATTGCTCCTGCTCCTTGCAACAAGGTATTCAAAGCGGCATGTTCTGAGCGAACAGTCAAGCGTCTACCATCTAGTCCTTTAACGAATCCGCTTGTAGCTTCTCTCTGTACTCTGTCCGTAAGAGTTTTAAATGATGGTAGGTTATCAAAGAACCGTTGTCTAAGTCCTTTACCACTTGCTCTACCTCTGTTAGCCACAGACCCAAGCTTTGCATCTCCGGCTCCGTACAGGAGGGCATAGATGAAAGTTTTTGCCTGATTTCTTGACTCAAGTCCTGCAAGCTTTTGATTAGTGGTGTGTATGTCTCCATTAAGGATTTCATTTGTATAGCCCTCGTCATTTAAATAATGTGCTAACATTCTAAGCTCAAGCCCAGAAGCGTCGATCCCAACCAGACGATAGTTCTCTGGCACTGTCCAACAAGATCGGCAATCTTCGCCATACGGTGACGAACTACTAGGAATTTGAGCCATGTTAGGATGTGAATGAGTCATGCGCGATGTCACTGCACCATTAGGATTGACGTAACCATGTACTCTTCCAGTAGTTTCATCAAGCTCCTTGATCCAACTCTTAGTTTGAGCCAAGCGTTTCTGTACCATCAGGTACTTAGCAATCAACAAAGCCTGTGGAATACCTCTAACTTTATTTAGTGTTGCTTCGTCCACAATGGGCTGACCTGTAGGTGTATGCTTCTGCGGCTTCCAACCAAAACGAATTAGGTACTCACCAATCTGCTTACGCGAACCTAAGTTAAAAGGCGTTTCAGTTTTACGAGCAATGGGCTTACAGTCTATGTCCAACGATAGTCTCTCATGCTCCTCGTCAGAGAGGCGTGTCCCTTTACCATGCTGATCAGTAGCTGTCTTAGCTACGTGACCTAATGCTGTATACTTAGCTGTTAGTATCTGAGTAGTAACTACAGGACGGAACTCTTCCTGTACCTCTGCCTCTAGATCATGTAGCTTAGTTTCAAACATAGCCATCAAGCCCATAACTTTCTTAACATCTAACACAAACCCATTGGTACGTTGCTGATCTACAATCTTAGCTACTGCATGTTCTATCTGCACTGACTCAGGTGTGAAGCCACGGCTCTCAACCTTCAACGCTTCATATACTTTAGTATTAAGCAACACATCGTTCTTGCAGTACTCTAGCATCTCAGGTGTGTACTCGTCCCAAGCATCTTCTTGCTGACCAAAGTCACCCTTGCGAAAGCCTAGACGATAGCCCCACCCTTCAAGTCCGTGGTTGCCTTCGCGTGTTGGCTTGAAGAGGCGTGACAGTACGAGTGTATCAACGATCTTCTTGTCAAACAGATCAACCCCTGCAACCTTTTTAATAGCAGGGATGTCATAGCCTATCAAGTTGTGGCCTATTAGTTTAGTTGCAGAGGACAGCATAGCATAGCCCTCGTCTAGTTGTGTGTTGTCAAACGTGAACACATCTTTTGTGTCTACGTCCTGTGCCACGATACAATGTATCTTCGTGGGGTCTAAGCCGTCTGCTTCTATATCAAATACTAAGTTACTCATTTTCTTTTGCCTTTATGGTTTAAAGTTGTTGGACTTACTAAGATTGTCATGCCACGGAAGTATCTGTAAATTTGTTTCAACATGAAGACCGCTCACCAGTTTACCTCTAAGTGGTATAATATGATCGACATGCATGACTATTCCTGTTTCTTCCTGTAGTCGTTTAGCTTCCACGTAAAACTCAACAATCTTTTCGCGGTTAGCCCAAGCTACGGTACGTTTGATCTTGGCGGCCCTGCGCTCGACAGCGTATTCGTTGACCTTATCAAGGTTTGCCTTCCGCCACGCAAGAGAAGTAGCCCTGTGCCTTTCTTTGTTGGCTTCGTACCAAGCCTTGTTAGTGGCCGCCTTGACTTCTTTGTTGCGTTGCGCCGACTCCCTCTTTCTAAAATTAATACGCTCTCTGTGCGCTTGGCGATATTCGAAACCTTTAAGCGATATACAGGCTCTACACTCAGATCGTAGGCCGCTTGGGGTGGCCCGCTTCTTAGAGAAACACCCAAGCTCCTTAACCTCTCCGCACTTGGTACACTTCTTATTCAAGAGGACTCCGTGAATCTTTCAGCATCTCGTCGTAATACTTTAGCAGAACATCATGTTCAATTGCAACTTTGATACCCTCAAGAGTGTAGTACGCCCATCTTATAACAGTTATAGGGCGAAAGAACTGGTTGTGTTTGTCTATCTCAAAGCCATTAAAGGTAGTAGTCATATTATTTCCTCTGCGAACTGCGATTCATCATAGTCATCAAGCTCTCTGAGCCGTCCTGTACTGTTATCATACAGCAACTGAGAAGCAATGCCAACATCTCCGGTGTACCTAGACTTCAACACC